CCCGATCCGTTCCCGTCTGTCAACCCGTGTCTGTGTGTCCGTTCAGCTGGTGTTAAGCTGGCAACAGATACCCGGCGCGGTGCTGCGTTTGGTCTGTGTATGTAGGGTGCCGAAACTCGGCGAACGATACAGATGGCGCTCGGGTGTGCTACCTTACCAGCACACCACCACGCTACCGTACCACGTGACCAGCGGTGCCGACCACGAGAACCAGCCTACCACGGCAACCCTGAACCGTAGCTGAACGGCCTGTGCGTGCGCGTGAGCGATGTCGCGGGCGCGCATGGGTGTGCGTGCGCGGCAAGGTTCCCGGCGCGCGTGTAGGCGCGTACGCGAGGGCACACGGGGGCATGCGCGGGAGCTTCTATCGGAGTGACCCTCTCGCGGAACTCCACCAAATTTCGGCCCGAGGTTTCACAGGCTACGCTGTGAAACGCCGTACTCCTGTGCCTGCATGCGTACGGTGCCTGTCTCGATGAGACAGCCTAGCTGCGCGGGTGTTATACCTCACCAGTACACCTCGTAGACCTCCTGTGTGGCCCTACACGGCCCGGTTGATTGGGCCGGTAGGGTTGCCACGGTCAGTCCTTGGGTGCCACGCACCGCTTGCGCCAGCCAGCGCACTGGGCCTCGAACCACGCACGCAGCGCAGCCTTGTCCAGATTGCATCGGCGCACGTCGAACTCCCGCTCCTCGGCCAGCCGGACGACATCCCCGTTGGTCAGGGTACGGTCAGGCGGGTAGCTGATGGAGCAGTCGGCCAGATACTCAGCGCGCGGCGTCGGGATGCTTACGCAGCCGGTCAGCAACGTCGCTAGGCACAGGCTGGTCAGCCCAGTCGCGGTTGCGCTCAAGCACTTGCTCAGTCGCATTCTTAGCCTCCTCGCGGTCTTTGGTGTAGGTGATGTGGCCTTGACGCCATGCTTCGTCAGCTGCACCTGTTGCCACTGCGGTAGTGTTTGCAGCTTCCAGTTTCTCGACCTTGCGCTGCATGCCCCAAATGTAGAGGCCAGTACACGCAATGATGACGAGACCCAGCAGGATGCCACAGACTGCCGCCCATCGCTGGGCGGACTTGATTGGATCAGTGCTTAGAGGGATCATAGACCACCCTCCCGAAAGAGAGACACTGGTGTTGCTCCTCGTAGCGCCGGACTTTCAAGCCGCGAAGCTCACGCTTGTTGGCGTAAATCCAGCGAGGGAACTGGTTGCAAGCAGCAACGCGCTCGCCTCGGTTGAGCAGACGAAGCATGGTGCTGTTGCGCCAGTTGTTCGCGCCAGCGTTGAACACGAACGACACGTACGAGTCGTACTCCCCCTGCGTCAGCTGGACACGTACGGTTGCCTGCACGACCTTCTCTGCCTCAGCGATGTCCTCGCGGAGCCACTGATCGCACTGGGCTTGGGTTGCGGTCATGCCGGGGCGAACGCCCTTGGTGTGGCCGTAGCAGATCGTCCACGGTGCACCGCCCGTGCCCGGATCGGGATAGGCGGTGTACCGCAGCCCCTCATGGGACTTGATGATAGCGACACCCGCTGCGGACACCAAGGACGCACCGAGGACAGCTGCCGCGATGCGTACCTTGGTCGAGGCCATTAGGCGTCGCCCTGCCCACCCGCGTCATCGACGGGGTTGCTGGTATCGACGCGGAACTCAGCCGCGACGGTCTCGAAGTAGTCGGCCAACAGTTCGGCCTTGTCGGTTTCACCACGCAGCTTGGCAGCTACGAGATAGCGACGGGCATGCTCGACCTCACGCTTGAGGTAGTTGGCACGGCCATATTCCTGCGGACGCAGGCGGGGTTCAACGACGTTCATTTCGTCTCCTTGGTTTCAGGCTGAGGGAGTGCTGCGTCGATCTCGGCCACAGCCGATGCGAAGTAGTCGCGCAGGAGTTGCGTCTTGCGCGGAGTATCCTTCGCATAGCGCACGGCCACGGACACCTCGCGGTGCAGCTGGTTGCTGCGCAGGTAGTCCTTGAACTGGATGCGTTGCATGTTACCTCCGGTACTTGTTGAGCATGTTGGGGCCACCAGTTTTGGACTGGCGGTAACGGTTGTGGCCGAGCGGGTCACTGATCCACTTCTTCCACTTGGCGTTCTCGATCTTCTCGATCTGCTTCTCTTGGTCGATGGCGATCTGAGCAAGCCACTTGCGCACGGCACCTTCAAGGGCGTCAGCCCGGTCGTCGTGCTTGAGTGCGTTACGCGAGCGAGTCATCTTCGCCAGCTGATAGAACAGGCTGAACGTCTGACGCTTGGTCGCTTCGTACTTCTCGGTTGCCACGTTGTCCTGCTCGATCACGTCCTCCATCACCACGAGTGCACCACGTCCGAGGACAGGCTCAAGCGTGCTGATGATGCGGACTTCCTTCTGACCGTGGACGAACTCCTCCTCAATGTTGCCCTGCCAGTGCTTGCGCAGGATCGGGAGCCACACCTTAACGAATGCACCGTAGCCCATGTTCTTCTCGACGCCGATGCTGTTGGGCTTCCACCGTTCAGCGATCTGCGCGAGAGTAGTCAAGGGTTCGAGTTCGTAGCCACCGGGGATACCACCAGCAGCCAGCAGGTACACGGTGCCATTGAGGAAGCCGGTCACGGCGTAGCCGGTCTCGTCTCCGTTCACACCGCCGCCTGCGGGGTCAACGTGCATGTAGATGCCTTGCAGCGCAGCAGTCTCTTGCGAGACGGTGTGCGGTGCAGACAGCTGGAAGTTGAAGCCTGACGACGAGTACGCCTGCAATGCCTGCGGGCCGAAGCCGCGCGTCACCACGAGCGGGAAGTTCTTACCATCGCCACCCTTCATCACGACGAGGTTGGTCAGCTTGAGCGGGAAGCGCAGTGCGTCAAGCAGCCGCGTGTTCAGCATGTATTGCAGCTGGAACCCGGACTCTGCCCAAATGCGCCACTTCTCGTTCAACTTGTCCTCACCGAATAGATCGGGGTCGGTCGGCTTGCCCTTGTCGCCAGTGACACCACCACCCATCTGCAAGGATGGGTCAGCTTCGATTCGCTCACGGAGCGAAGGTGCGAGGTACGCACCGTAGTTCTTCATTTCCTCCACGGTCGGGTAACGACCGGGCCAGATGCGAACGTCGAAGCCTTGCTGCGGCAGCGCGTTGTAGATGCTCTCTGTGGACTGCGGTGTACCGAGGTACACGATGCGTGCCCAGTCTGTCGAACACCACGCGGAGAACTCCTTGATGAGCCGCGCCAGCGTTTCGCGCATGGTCGCGGTCAGCGAGTTCTTCGGGGACTCAACGTCGTCCGCGATCACGAGGTCTGCACGCTTACCAGGAAGGTTCGCGCCGATACCCACGCACGCCACGGACGGCGACTTGTCGATGCCCTTGAGTGAGTGGTGCACGTCGAACGCTTCCGTTGACGTACGGTCGCCCGAGGACTTGTCAGGCCGCAGGCACTCAAGTGTGTCCACTGTGAGGATCAGGTTCTTGACCAGTGTAGCAATCTCGTTGGCAGTACCTTCGCCTGCGGACACGATGACCACACGGCACTTCGGATTCTGGATCAGAGACCACACAGCAAACATCGCAGTGATGGTGGACTTCGCCTCACCACGCTGCGCTTGGATCATGAGGTTCCTCGGCCCGTACTGCAAGTACGACGCGATGTCGTGCTGCATCCATGTGGGCGAGAAGCCAAGCTCCCTCATCATGTCGTCCATGAACTTGTTGAAGGAAACGTAGTGACGTTGCAGCAGCCCGAGCTTCTTCCACCGCAGGGCCGCTGCCTCCCCGCTTTCGCGGGCCATTAGTTCACACTCGTGCCTTGGGAGAAGTCGATCTGCTCAAGAGCAGCTGCGAGGTCGGTGTCGTCCACCGGCTTGCCTGCGGACTTCTCGTCCAGCGCGCGCTGCAACTTCCCGAGGTCATTGTCCTCGTTCACGTCGCAGGTGATGTTGTTGTCTTTCAGGAGCTTGATGGCGTTGGAGACATCCGATGCGGTTGCCTCGCCGGAAGCAATCTTCTCAGCGAGGTATCGCGCAACGATGCCATGCAGGCCACCAAGCTCACCCTCACTAGCCTTGCTCATTCAGGCTGCTCCTTGTCGATCTTGTTCTTGCGCATGATTGCGCGGTGTTCCAGTATGCGCAGCGTTACCTGCATCACGCCGTACACGATGGCAAGCGTGGTGACGATGGCTGCGCCATACTGACTGATGAAGCTGAGGTACAACGCGCCGCCAGTCAGCGGCACATTGCGTGCAAACTCCGTCGCTGCCGAAGGCGCGTCGTTCATGCTTATCTCCGTTATGCAGACACTCGCCACTGCATAGCCAACTCCTTGGTCATGCCAGCAGCAACAAGTGCGGATGGGTTGTCGAGAGCAAGTGCATGCTCTACTGCAAACTGTTCGCGCTGTACGCGGATACAGAGGTTGTCACCGTTCATGTAGCTAAGGATCACGTCGGAATCACTCACCCGCTCAGGTCGCCGGTCATCGAGTGTGATGCATGGAGACGAAGCGCCGGGGATAGTGAGTACGCCCATCGACTCAGTAGAACTCATGTAAAACCACACATGAGTACCGAGGCCATCAGTGAAGCACAGGTTGGGCCGCATGTTCTGATCGAAGGCGAGACCGAGCCGGATGATACCGGCTCGGTTGAAGATCGCTACACGAGTGCCAACGTCATCGCGTGAAGCGTACACGTTGGCACTATCGGCATCATACTCTGCTGTCCAGTCGTACCCACGCAACCCCTGAGAGGGGTCGTTGAGTGCGATACCACCATGCTCGAAATCAACCAATGGAGACTGTGGGTCTCGCATCTTGAACTGCCACGGCATGAAGCGTTCGCTGATGGACAGAGTAGGGATCATGGCGTGTACCGCCCCCACGTGACTCCCACATTGATGGTCGCAGTCCGTACAGATGTTTTGTTCAGCTTAGTAGAAAAGATATACTGCCACCAACCGTAAGCCGACTTCCACCGAAGGTCGCCGGCACCTCCGGCACCTCCGGCAACAATGAGCGCACCAACACCCGTGGCAAAGTTGCCAGAGGTAAGACCAAGTACAACTTGGAAGTTGGTAGTGAATGAACCAGCAACGTATGCTGCTGTGGTCGGGGATACACCCGTAGAACTATCACCGGGACTTCCGAAGTCTGTTGAAGCTGCCACCGCATTCTCCAACGGGGCGCCGTAGTTTCCGTTGGTCAAGTTGGACAGATCGGGTGCCATGCGAGTTCCGATGAGACCCGCCCACGAACCCAAATTAGATGCGTTCTCAGACACCCGGATTGTCACAGTGTTGGCTGCACCGTCAATCGTGGCTGCTACCGACGCATCTTGTGCGGGCAGATACATACGCAGTTCGTACAGGACATCCAGCACTTCATCACTCGCAAGGGTGATCGTGGTGGGACTGCCGCCGGTATCCTTGATAAGCGAACGAGAGAACAGGCTAACTGCATTGCTCGCAGCCATGCCTACTTCTGCGAGATTGACACCACTGATCGTACCAGCAGCGAATCGGCGTGCAACACGTCGCCACAAGAAACGGTTGGTCGTGTCGTAGCCGGAAGCACTGCCAGTGCCAGCGGTAGTGGTAGTGCCGACCTGCGCACCGAGCGCAGTGTCGGAGTTGGCCGGGGCCGTATTGCCTGTGCCGATTCGACACATGGCGAGATTGTCTTGGGACGTAGAGCCGAGGTAGTTCAGACCTGCATCCGTGATGAGGTTCCCCTGCCACGGCGAGATCACCGTGCGAGTACCCGGCAACTCATTGCCATCGGCATCAACACGGAACTTCTCGAACTGATACAGACCCTCAAAGCCGAAAGTCGTCATGAGGTGCTTGCTCCTGTAAAGAACGCCGTAACGGAGATCGCTTCGACGGGGATGGTGTTGGTCACCAGCACTTGCTTCGTACTTGCGGACACGAAGTTCGCAGTGATGGACAAGTTCTCGATGCCATTGTTGTAGTTGATCTGGATAGCCTTAGTGCTGGCCGACGTGAAGAACGGAGAGATCGCCAACGCCTCCGGCTCCTGAGTCAACAGGATGTAGGGTGCGCTGGTACTGGCCGACGTGAAGAACGCCGACACGCTCATGTTCTCAATGCCCATGTCGTAGTTGACGTAGCCTTCCTTAGTCGAAGCATCTACGAAGAACGCAGACATCTGGAAGTTGTCGAACACAGTAACAGGGTAGCGTTGAGACTTGGCGAAGATGGACTTGTACACCAACGAACCCGTCCAGTACGCAACACGGTTAGCTGAGTCGGTAACCTTGATGGTGACCGTGTAGTCGATCTGATCGTCTGTACCAACTTGGTACTTGTGATTCCACACGAAGTTGTCCACACGCGCGAGCTTGTTCTGCTTCTTGCGGTTCGCGCTAAATCCTACAGCCACAGTCTTGGCGTTCGGATTGTTGCTGCCTGCGGTCACGGAGGATGTGTGCCACGCACCGTTCGATCCAGAGCGGATGAGGTTGCCACCATTGAAGGAGATACCTTCACCACCGGGGATCATGTTGCCATCAGCATCACACCAAATCAGGATGATGCGCCCAACGAGGTTGCCCTCGGATGACGCACCTTGCTGGAATCGGGCAGACGCAGTTATGGTCTCGCCGTTGTACGGCACACGCGCGCTCTCGATGGACGAGATACCGCGCTGATTGGCGAACACGCCAGAGTAGGTGCCTGACTCAGCACCGCCTGCTTCGATAGTCCAGCCAGCGCCCTTGCGCCATGAACCATCGTCGCCAGCCTCGAAGTTCCCATTGGGAACAGCAGAAGCCTCTGTGGTTGGAGGTGTGTAGGTGGGCCATGCGAGGACAACCTCTTGAGTGAAGTTGTCCATGAACACGTACGCACCGGGCGGCAAGCTGCTCTCCACAATTTCTGCGGTGCACTTGCCGATGGCATTCAACACGTCGAGCCGCCCTTCGTAGCTGTTACCCGGCTCGTAGCTGGGCAAGCTGCCCACGATCATCAGTGGAGGCAGCGGCTCGTTTTCTGCGAGCGGACGCCCGTACAACTGAAACACTGAGGTCATGGGTTACTCCTTGGCGAGATCACCGCTGACGATCCACGCATTGCCATCACCATACTCGCACGTGATCGAGATCACGGAGTTCAGCGCACGCGTTGCGGGCAGGTAACCAGCTGGAACGATCAGCTGCACTTCTGCTGTGTCCGGTTCCAAGATGACCTGAGCGGCACCGCGCTGCGTGATGGACACGTAGCTACCGTCGCCCAGCTTGCTCGCGGGATCGCCAGAGATCGGAATCTCCTTGACGTAGAAAGTGGCAGAGGTGTCATTGAGCGAGCGCAGCAGCGCGTACTCGCTTTCCTTGCCGATGAAGTATTGCGGGTCGGGTACGTCGATGACAGGCATCGACAGAGACACGATAGGCTGCGGCCCGGTGTAGGGCTTGGCGTAGCCGCGCAGCACGGTAAACCAGCGAACACCATCAGCAGGCGGAACCGTGAAACGGATCAGCGTGTCTGCGATGGTCTCGCCCATGATGATAGCGTAGTCCGTGTCCGGCTCCATACCCACACCACCAATGTAGGTATCGTAGAACCCGGAGCCGTCCACGTCCGCTCCCACCAACGGGAAATCTGTATCCTCGCCATTGCCCGTCCCGAACCACACGCGAGGTGCGACGGAGACAATACCACCAGCGGCAAGCAACTCGATGATCTGCTCGTAGAGTTCTTGAATCAGCTGGTTCATGTCGATGACTTCTTGCACCTGCGAGTTGATGTCGATACGCGCAGCGTTCAAGCCGTCCATGATCTCAGCGATACCGAACACGCTTTGGTCATTGGCAAGGTCGAGGTTCTTCTCGGTCAAGATCGAACCGTTCGTATAGTTAACAAGCGCAGCACTTTTCTCGGTACTGCGAAAGATAACCACCCGACGCCCAGCCGGGACGGCTGGTGTGATCTGGACTTGTGCAGTTTTCCACTCAGTCTCCGGGTCAACGGATTCACTGAGGAAAACCACAGGATGAATCTGCCGGTCGGTCGTAAGGCCAGTGTCCTCGTCAACCAGCACGGAGAAGGCAACGACATCCGATTGCCGAATGTAGCCGCCATCGAAGGCGATGTCGTACTGGGTACGCACGCCGTCCGCTTCCCACGTCTGAGTGGCATAGCGGTAGTTCGGATCGTTGATCGCCATTGGCGGTCTCCTTGAATCTGTGTATGTAGGGTGCCGAAATAGGGCCACGTCCTTGTGGCCCTGTCGGTCATTCGTCTAGCTGGTTGATCGCCCCTTGCAGGTACGGCAGGTTGGAGCCGGGGAGCAGCTTCACCATGCGGTGCGGGTCTTTGGTCTGAGCCGCGCGCCACACGTCATTCACTACGCCCGCTGCTGGAACGATCTGTCCGCCCACGAAGGGCGAGGTGTTGCCTGCGCGACCGCCCGTGATGTCCGCGCCGACCACACTGGAACCGATGTCCAGCACGTCAGGCAACAGGCCCACAGACGACACGTAGTTCATCGTAGCGCGTCCCAGCGCCACGGGCGACAGTTCCCTGTCCAAGAACTCCTCGCGGTCATTGCGACCCGCAGCACGCAGCTGGACACGTGCCAAGTGGATCGGCAGTGCCACGCTCATCGCGCCCAGCAGGAAGCCCAGCGCGCGGGCGGTGCCGTGCGTGAACGCCTGCCTACGCCACTGCTTCTGCGTCGCCGTGATGCCGTAGGTGCGGAACTGTGTCAGCAGCTTGAGCCAGCCGTCGTGTGCCCACTTGCCGGTCTCGCCGATGTAGGTCTCTTGGATGATCTGATTCGCACCACGATGCACGGCCACCATGTAAGCGTGAGCCGCAGCGTTGTCCTGCATCTTGGTGATGTCGAACGAACGCACTTCACCATCGGCACCGAACGTAGCGACCTTGTTCAAGTCAGCACGCATAGCATCCCGCACTGCTGCGTTGATGCCCATGTCATCGAGCGCCGCATCTTCTACACCCTCACGGATATAGCGCAGAGATTTCTGCACGATCTGTTCAGCCATGCCACGAATCTGCACAGCGGTGATTGCGCGGTGACCCGACAACACCCGGTTGGCGTGTGCGCCAGCGCGGATAGCCTTGTCGAACACACCTAGCGCCTCAGTGCCGTACACCTCGAAGCCTTCGTTCACATCGTACATGCCCTGCATGCGGTAGCCATCCATGCCGAACTCACCACCGTACAGCTCCATCGAGCCGAGCAGCGAGTTCTTGGCCGGTCGTCCCGACTTCAACTCACGCACTTCGCCCATAAGTCGCGGCAGCGCAGTCATAGCCTTGAAGCTACGCAACACACCGATGCTTGCCACACCGTTCGCGTACTCGTTGAACTGGTTGAACCCCATACCACCGAGTCGCAGTGCACTGGTGAACGAGCGGGCATTGTCTGCCCACTTGCCCAGCTGTGAACCGAACGGACGGCCAAGGAATTCAGCCGCAACCTGATCGAACGCTTCCAACTCCTTTGCAGTCGCACGCATGCCGTCAGCACCGACCGTCATTGCCATGCGCAGTTCCTTCATGCCCTGCTCACCCATGATGCCGTACTTGGCAAGGGACACTTCACCGCTAACGCGGCGAGCGTACTGTCGGAACAGGTCGAGGTTGTTGGTGTTCATCAAGTCCATCAGCTGCACGTTGCCACCAGCACCGTCGTCGTACATCGTCGTCAGGTCAGCGTCGATACGCGCCTTCGTGTGCGATGCACCACCACGAGAGAAGCGGCCCATGACCTGAGCGATCTGCTCCTCGTTCATGGACATTGCGCGCAGCGAGTCGCGGATGATGTCCGCAGCATCGTCGCTGTGCAAGTTCGCGGGCACATCGTATGCACCCTTCGCACGAGTCTGCGCTCGTTCGATGTACTTGATTGCGAAGCGGTCAGCGAACTCCTTGTCGAAGCCAGCACTGATCTGGAACTCGAACGACAGCGCCTCAGTGAACGCACGACGTTGCGCATCGTTCAGCTGTGCCACCATGCCGGGAGCCATGCGACGCGGCTGGTAGCCACGCTTCTCGTAGTCGAGTCGCGCTGCACCGATGGTGCCGACGTACGCTTGATCCCGCCCCATGCGCTGATAGCCAAGGTCGAGCGCATCACTTGCCGCACCAACCTCTCGGTCGATGGGCTGACCTTCCTTACCGTTCCAGCGACGATCACGCTCTGCGTACACTTCCTTGTCGAAGCGACGGCGCAGAGTATCATCGTAGAAGTCGCGGAGTGCGGAGCCACCATTGCGGTTGCGCCACACAGCGTAGGCGTTCTCGTAATCGCGCAAGGTGTTGCCAAGGTACACGCGCTCGCGCATGCTCTTGGTCATTGCAGCCGTGACCTTGCGGCCAGCTGCACCTTCCGGGTTCTCCAACGCCACGACAGCGAACGCACGCATCACCGGGTTGTCCGACAGTAGCATGCGCGTCGAGGTTGCTTCCCAACCGATCTTCGACAGGATGGGGCGCAGCCGCTCTACATCGACCGGGTTCTCACCGAGGACACGTTCAGCGCGTGCGAACACTTCCGCAACCATCTTGCGCTCCGCATCATCGGCGATACTCACATCCAGTCCGTACCGCTTGTAGGCAGCTTGGCGCTTGCGACGAGTGTTCAGGATAGCACCGGGCAGCGAATCGTTGCGCGTGGGCGCAGCAGCCGGAGGTGCAGCTTCCTTCGCAGTCAGCGAGAACACTGGGCCACCATCTTCCGTGAGCCACGCACCCGACTCGAACACCGCAGTCGGATTCTTCGTCACCGTGTAGTCACGCCCAAGCGATTCCCACACGCGCGCTGCATCCTCCGTCACCGAACCATCGCTCGTGAACGGACGGCCAAGCCGCAGCTGGCGATCAGCCAACTCCATGTACATCGACTTACCAATGCCCTGTCCACGCACAGCTTCGTCAACCTTGGACGACATCACGCCGCCTGCTTCGTTGACTTCAATCGAACCTACTTCCTTGCCACCGAACGTGAACGTGTAGGTCGTACCGTCACCATCCACTTCCTGTGTGAACTCAACAGGCAACCGCTCAGTGCTTGCAACGCGCTCGGGCACCACAACACCAGCCGGAGCTTCCGGCGTGGCGAACACGGGGCCATCCACGTCAGGGCGTGGGAACAGCCGCATGTTGTCGGGGATGTCACCGAACACGGTGTCTAGGATACGACTCTCCTGCTGCGCGTTGATGCGCGTTGCAGCAGCCGCGATCTGCTCGGACGTTGCATCCGGGCCTGCCTCAGCGACAGCCTGCTGATACAGCTTGGCATTCTGCTCTGCTGCGCTCTGCTGGAATCGTTCAGCCATGTCGGTGAACTCCTGTTGCGCACGGACGCGAGCTTGGCCGCGCCATTCCAGCGCACCGAAGCCACTTCCGATCAGCATACCGAAGCCTGCGCTCATCGCGTAGTCACTCGTGGACTGATGCTCACCCATCGCGTCGAGCGCAGATGTGGTCAGCAGATTACCTGCCGCACCTTCCGCACCGGCCAACAGGAAGCCACGCCCCGTATTGCCAGCAGCAAATGCAGCGCGCGAGCCAACGCCCACAACCTGAAACGCCTTACCCACACCAAAGCCAGCCAACCAGCCCACTGGGTCTGCAACACCAGCGGCGAGGTTGTATCCGATGATGGCTCCGTCAGAGCTACCAGCAGCGATGATGCGGTTGTTCTCGCGCTCTTTATCCTGTCGAGATTTGATGAGACCCACTTCCCCTTGGCTGCGTGCTTCACGCAACTCGTCAATCTCATCTGCACTACGATCTTTCTCCACCTCGTCAATGTGATCCATGTAGTTCCAGTTCGGATCGGGACGAGACACCGGGCCGTTCTGTCGTTCGATGAAGTGCAGGATACCTGCGGTCAACGTGTTGTTGTCGAACGCTGCACCGAACTTGTCGCCAAAGGTAATGGCGTCGATCTCTTTCTGCCGCTGCTCCTCGGTCACTGCTTGATCGAGGATCGCTTCCCAGCCACCGCTGTCGCCACCAGTACCAACCGGCGCTTCACCGAGCTTGTCGATGACCTGACCAGTAACAGCAGTTACGTCACTGCGGACGTTCTGCCGACCGGCCAGTGCGGCTTGTGCAGGGTCTTGACCAGTGACAGCAGCGGCAGTAGCCGACTCCACACCAGCCTGCGCGATGACTCCCTTCTCCACGTCGGACAAGTATTCCTTCGAGGCGGAACCGCTCGCGTCTTTGTTCGCCATGCCCATGATGTCGTACGCACTCGTCGTCCATGCTTCCTGCGCATCGGGGCGCTCGAAGCTGGACGGGCGGATGTCGTACTCGCTCGTGGACGTTGCCGTATCTGCGTCGGTGCCCAGCACCTTGGCAGCGTACGCTCGTGTCTCTGCATTGTTCCAACGCGAGCGGTCAGGCCCAGCGTTGTACATGCGCAGTGCGTCGGGCACATTGCCCTTCGTCGCCTGCAAGTTCTCGCGCATCGTCAATGCGGCGAGCGTCAGCCCATCCGCGAAGTCGTACGGGTCGAGCTTGCGACCCACGCGATCCTCCCACGTCTTGCGCGTGGTCGGCATGATTTGGAAGTGTCCTTCCGCCCCGGCGGCGGAGAGCATGTTCTTGCCCTCCGCCGACTCGGTGCGCCAAATGCCACGGAGGACAGACGCCGGAACACCAGCGAACTTCGCAGCAGCCTCGAACTGTTCGTCCTGAGACAAGCCTTTGAGATTTTCCAGCGCCATGTTGGCTCCTTAGAGTTTGGGTTGAATGCTGATGTCCCTTTGCAGGCTACCATCAGGCATGCGGATCATGTCACCGACACGTTGGCCGGGGATCATGGTGTTGTTGCGTTGCACTTCGTACTCGGCTCGCTGGTTGCGCAGCTTCTTGATGTCGTCGCCAGTGATCCAGATCGTCTTGCGCTCACCATCACGATACGCCGTAGCCATGAGGCGCGGGCCGTTCGTGTCGTTGCCGATGCGGATGATCGAGACGCTGGTGTCCTTAGCGATGCGCATGCCCTGCGCACGGAAGCGGTTGGTCAGGGCTTGCTCGAAGTAATCCTCGAACACGTCCTTCTGCATACCAGCCTCAGCGTACAGCGGTTTCTGGCCTCGCACATTCTGCCATGCGTACCGACCACTGATCTCCAAGCCATTGGCCTGTGCCATCTGCACAGCTTGGTTCGCAGCTTCCTGATCGTTGATCGCAGGATCGTTGCGCTTGATCTGCTCGAAGTAGCGAGACGCGGCGTTGGTCACCACGTTGGTCGCACTCGAACCCATCGACTCAGAACCCAGCTGCCACCACGACGGATTGATCCGCTGTACCACGGTGGTCAGTTGCTCGCGTGCGGCTTTGGTCGCGTCGGCATCGACGCCTCGCAAGTTGCCACCAGCGTAGCTGGCCTCGTTGCCGAACGCACGACGATAAGCGATCTCGCGCGGAGTACCCGCACGCACCTGATCGTCATACGCCTGCATCTGCGTCTGGAACGGCCCGTAGTATTCGATGGCCGTGGACAGACCGGAAGTCCGATCAGTCACGCCGTTGCCATTGTCGATCTCGTGATAGCGAATGCTGCGCCATGCTTGATACGCCTGCTCGAACCCGTCCGTGTATTCCTCACCAGCCGACAACGCAACCTGATTCTGCAACCGGGTCTTGAGTCGCGCGGAGACGTACGGCTCCTTGCCGCTCGTGGACACTGCGTAGTTGCCGACAGCAACCTCTGGCAGCATCGCAGGGTTTTGGTCGATGACGGAATTGAATGCACGATCGGCGTCATCCGTCGTCACACCCTTCATGTGCGACACAGTGCCAAGGCTGTTGGTCGTGACAGCAGCAACCAGCTGCGCGTCACCGCGAGCCTCTGCTGCTTCCTTCTCCGCAGCCGTCTGAGCCTTCTCGATGGCAGCATCACGCTTGTTCATCATGCGTTCCCACATGCTGTAGTACGCACCGCCCGCACTCTCCGCAATGCGGATCGCGTCGTCCTGATCGAACAGGCCGGTGTCGTCGCCAGTCAGCGCAGCGTACTGCGCGTTGATCTCAAACATGCCGTTGACCGCAGACTCGGCGCTGATAGCACCAGCCTTCGCTTGCGTGAACAGCTGCGCGATTGGCTTCATCAGCGGGCCGCTTGCAAGGTTGCGCTTGTACTTTGAGCGTGCACGATCAATGCGACCATCCAGTTTGTCCCTGTCCTCGGGCGGCAGCTGCCCAAGCAGCCCACTCGCTTCGAGTGCACGAATGCTATACCAGTCACCTTGATCGGCCATCTGATCGACAGTCGTCAGCAGGTTGTTCAGGTAGCTCTCGGGGTTCTGTCCCTCGGGAGATTGGAACGTCTGCAAGAACAGTTGGCCGCGCTCTCGAAGCTGCTCCACAGTCGGAGCCTCCGCAGGATGTTCGCGCCCACGCTTGGCATCATCGACAGCCGCAGCTTGGAATGCAGAGCTTGCCGACAACCACGCCGAGTTCTGACCACGGGCCAGTTCCTCTTGCTGCCACGCATAGCGGGCCTTCATGTGCGTGTCCATCATCGGGCCTGCACGTTCCATCATGGACTTCTGAATCAGTGCGTCCGTGTACAGGTTGCCCGTCTGCATGTTCGTCGCCATCGTATTGAGTTCGACGCCGACTTCTTCGGGTGACATCTTGCGCAACTCAGGCAGACGCTCGATGAACTGCGTCTCCATGTCGCTCGCTGCTTTCTGCACAGCGAACGTCTCGGCACCAAGCTCGTAGCTGGTGGGGCCGAAGATGTGCGCGTACCACGGCTGCTCTGCGTGGATGTCAGCTGCGCTCTTACCAGCGCGCGCTGCGGTGAAGCCACTCCAAAACTTCTGCTGCTGCACAGCTTTCAGCTTCGGAGCAAACGCTTCCTCAAGGAAGGCGGGCAGCGAACTGCCCGCACCCAAGTCGCGTGTGTCGGCGATGATCTCCACGCCTGCGCGTGAACCTTCGCCACCGGAGACACCGAGGCGCGGTGCCGCACCGGATGCCCCTGCTCCGCTGCTCCGCACCGTCTCCGGTTGGAACTGGAACACAGGCATTGCTGCGTTGATCTCTGCCATTGTTGTCTCCTAGTTATTGACCGCTGCCCGTGCCACCGAACAGCCAATCCCAGTTGTTGCCGAATCCAGAGCCGAACGTCGAGTCCTCTCCCGGAGTGAAGCCACCCCAGTTGATGTTCTGATTCTTCGCCGCTGCGGCGTCAGCCTGTTGGTTCTGCTTCTGCGTTACCGCACCGAACCACGACTTCGGGCCATCGCCACCTTGCAGCGCACTCCACGTCTGATAGCCCTTGATCGCATTCTGAAAGCCAGAGTCGAAGGACTGCGACATGCCTTGGAAGTTCGCGTTGTCAGCTTGCCACGTACCGACTGCAAAGTCAGCGACAGCCTCACCGGCCATCGGCCCACCAAAGTACGTTGCGACTGCCACACCGATCAGCTTGCCGAGTCGTCGCTTCATTCGCTTAGGTGCAATGTACACCGTATGATCGAACGAGCCGAACGTCTGCTGCAAGTCAATCTGATTGTAGGCGTTGTCCATGATCTGCGCGTTCGCACGACTACCTTGTGCAGCAAGTCGAGTCGTCGCTTGCTGTTGCAAGTCCTGCTCCACATTGCGCTGTAGTTTGATCGTGTCGCTCAGAAGCTCAACGCTGGAACCACCGACGCCGAGTGCACCAGCCTGCGCGGCCAGTGCACCCATGCGTTCAGCAGCAGCCAGCGAGGAGTTCAGCCGGTTGGTCGTGCGACCTTCCAGAGACGCAGCAAGATTGCTGGTCGCTTCGTTGAACTCCTTGCCTGCGGCTTCAATGCGCAAGGTGTTGCCCAGCGAGCGGCTGAACTCAGCGAGCGAAACCTTTGCGGCCTCACGCTTGTTGTTCGCCTGCTGGATCATCACCTTCGCATCGTACTCGCCCTTCTGGATTCGAGTGATGTTGTTGGCTTGGATGATCGTGTTGACGCTACCCATTAACCAGCCCTCCGCACTCGGTTGAAGTATTGACCTGTCCACTCGATTGCGGTCACCGTCATCGGCAACCAGTCTTTCGACGTGAACGTGTAGCTGCACTCTCGTACCTCGCGGCCAACACCCACGGTCAGCTGCGTGGTCGGCGTGGGCTGGCGAGCGATGAGGTTGCTGCTCAGTCCGAGGACGCGCCCGTTAAATTCGGTGGTCGTGATGCTGCCGTTCACAGTCGTGACGGTAGCGATCAGCCCACTGGTCTTGGTGACGCTGGGTTTAACTTGGTTCAAGGTCAAGCGCCCACTGAGGACTGCCTTACCGTTGCTGTCGCGGAAGTACGGATTCGTCGGCGTCACTGTTGCATCGGACACCACACCGTACCACAGCTGCGTGTTGGTCACACCGTCCAACTGGTCGAGCAAGTCCGCAACTTCGTCAGCTTGTGTGCCGAGCAGGAAGTAGTTGGACGTGCTGTCAATGGACACTGCGAGCAGGCCGTGATCGACAACGCTGTGCCAGCCGGTGCCAACCAAGTCGCCACGCTTCATGCTGTCCATGTACGGCAAGGAGCCAAGCTCGGTGTTGACGCTCTGCTTGTCTGCCACGATGACAATGTTCTCTCCACGCTCGCGCATGGTGAAGATCAGTGCAGTACCGTTGTGTGCGCTCACACCGCAGATACGACCCAGCGTCGGATGGTAATGCCACTTCGACCACGAGTCCAGCAAGCGTTGCCCGCCGCCTTGGTCGTCCACGTATGCGTACACGTAGATGTCGTTGGGCACTTCCTCCGTCCGGTATAGGATCATGTTCGGCGCAGTGATTGCGATCAGCTGACAGGGCGTGCCCTTGATGTACTGGTCAAGCTGCTGCGAGACTTCGTACGACACGGGCGATTCGATCAGCTGGCCGATCTGCAACTGGTGCAGAGTCGTGCGCAGGTCGCCCTCGTCGCCGTCCGCGTTCTTACCGTAGAACACGAAGTTGCCGCTTGCAACTGGGAACGCAGTGGTTGCGTCCTCGTGTGCGGATACCGTCGTGATGTTCGGAGACTTCGCCGACAGCACACTGCGACCAGTGATGCCATACTGCTTGAGGTCACCGAAGATGATGAGGTCGCGGTCGTACATCACTGCACTGCGCAACGTGTCACCCTCAGCACCGTAGCTGAACATTTCGATGGGGTCGTTGTCCTGAATCGTCAGCACCGTCTGCCGGAAGAAGTTGAGGTAGTCACCCGGACGAGAGCAGTTCACCGTACCTCCACTACCGAGCAGCAGACGATCTTGGAACACCGTCATCATCGTGATGGGCCGACCGAAGAACTCCGGCGTCGGGCTGCTCACTGCATCACCGACAGCGTTGGGCTTGTAGTCGGGATGCTCGCCACTGGCAGGAGCCAGAGTTTCGAGACCCGCACCATTCTGCGCAACGTACATCGTGCCTGCATGAATCACAGCCTGCGCGAACATGCGCGTCGGCTGCTGCAACACACCAACGCCTTCGCGCCAGATCACTTCTGTCCATCCGGTACTCACGTCGTCCTTGGCGTACGCGGTCAGGTAGTAGGACTCGCTGTCACTCGCGCCTTGCGGACGAATGCGCACCACCTTGCCGACGTAGTGGATCGTGGTCATGAGCGTAGGTGCACTCACTTCCTTACCGACTGCGCGGATCAGCGTGTTGTCACCACCGTCATCGGAACTGATGTCCACGAAGTCAGCATCGTCAATGATGACCGTGCTGTCCTGCCGTGAAGCAGCCACGCCTTCGAGCAGCAACTCGTCCACCAACTTCTGCGCGATGTTCTCGCCAGTAATGTCCTCGGCAGCTTCGCCGATGTAGGCGTTCACTGCGGAGTTGTAGGCGTACACGCGGTCGTTGATGTCCTTCTGATAGTCCTCACGCGGAGTCGTACCGTCAGGCTCGTAGAACGGGATGTCGCTGGTGTCCAGCAATTCGGGATACGCGCTCGGCTTCGTCTTGTACGAGACCGTGAGCTTCGTGCCATCGGTGCGAGTGAGCGTGATGCTGAACGTGCGCGAGTACGCGCCGCCACGAATCCACGCCACCATCTTCGACAGGTTGCTGGTAACGTCCCACACATCCGTCACAGTCAGCTGTGGGATGGTGGTGCGGCCAGCGATGTACACGTAGCGCCCCACACTTGCCATGCAGGTAGCGCCACCACTGACCAGCTGATCGACCCACGTGCTATTCTCATAGACGATGGGCATGAACTTGTCGGTGGTCTTGTTGTAGAGATACATGAACGTCGGCTTGCCTTTCGTGCTTGCCTTCGTCCTGAACAGCAGGCAGTATTCCACGCCGTCGATGACGAACGTGTACTCGCGCATTGCGCCTGCCTCTGTTCCGAATTCTGCGAGGGTGCCTGCGCCAACAAGGAACTCGTCCTTGTACACAGACCCGCGACGACGCGCGAGTCCATGCACAGGATCAGAGATCATGTTGATCTGTTCCTCATGCTGTCCCGGTCGGCGGTCATGTGCAACCTGCTCGGACACGCCGAGGACAACAGAATCGTACGAGCCTCCAACCTTACTCATGGGAACTCCTCAGTTATCGTGGGTAGCCCGGTGTCCACGGGATTCGCGCACCGCGCGTACCGAAGCCACCGATCAGTTCCATCTTGTAGCGATTGCTGGGCGTTGCCAGCAGATTGGGCCGTTTGTTGCGCGTGTTCTCGGCGCTCAGTTCAGCGCGCGCACGTGCGTAGTCCTGCGTCAGCTGGTTGTATCGAGTGGTGTCACCATCGAACTCCCGCTGGAAACGCATCACCGTGCCGTAGCCAACAACGTCGGCTGCATGGAACGGCAGATCATCGAACGAGAGCAAGCGAACGATGTCAACGACAAGGTTCTGTTCCCATTCGTAGTTGTTCTTCTCGATGTTGTAGAGTCGCTTACCACGCTGCGCATAGGGCGGCGTGTACCAACGATCCACAGTCTTTACCGCGATGGCGTCAAGCGGGATGTAGATGAACTTGCTGACATCGGGCACGAGTTCGATGTACTCGCTGTTGAACCACCAGCCGCGCTTCTGTTCGATGCGGTTGGTTTGCGTCAGGTAGGACAGGGCCGCAGCCTTGTAGCTGTGGTCGTCCTCCAACGTATTGAGCGGGGTCTCGCCCATCGTAGCGAGGCACGCATTCACTACGTCAAGCTGCGTGATGAACATTCAGTCCTCCTAAGACGAAAGAAACCGGGAGCGGATTGCTCCACTCCCGGTCGTTGGCATTACGGAATTTCGATGGTCGCAGCGAACTCGGCACGGTTGCCGGTCACGCCGAAGGACAGCCAGCTGTCCACGAACCACTGCTTCGACAGGTCATCGAAGAACACGTTGCTGGTCAGCGGGATGGTCTCACCAGCCAGCAGAGCGCGCGGCGAGATCAGCAGACCGACAACCTTGGTCGCATCCACATCGTAGGCATTGCCGTTGTTCGCGTTCGACAGCGGGTGAGCCGTGATGTTGGTGTTCGGCAGGTTGTTGGACGAGATCACCGGGATGCCCCACGCCTTGAAGATCGGCACGCCGGTCAGCTTGTTGCCATCGCTGGTGAGGTATTCACCGTTGATGATCTGCTCGGCCTGCTGCAAGACGTAGAACTGCTCGGGACGGACGATCAGCATCACGTCCTCAGTCTGCGGCGAAACGTCCTTCTCCTCCATCGCAACCAGCGCGTCAGCGATGGCCTGATACAGAGCAGCCGGATCGGTCGCGTCCGCAGCGGAAGCGAGGGTCTGGATGTGACCACCAGCGTGGCCTTCCGGCTTGTCGCCAGCGACGTTCGCGTAGGCGGAGTTCGCCAGTCGGGCAACCTTGATGCCCGCGATCATGAACGCCTGATCGGTGAACTTGCCGATCTTCTTGCCCTGCTCCTGACCGACCTGCTTGCGCACGTCAAAGTTGTTCTGGAAGGTTTCCAGCAGCGGGAAGATGTTGCGAGCCAGAACCACCGTGTCGATCACGAGGTTCAGCTTGCTGAACGAGACCAGCGAGCCATCCGGCGCGACACCCGGCTGCAAGGTTTGCAGCTGCGTCTCACCGACAGCGTAGTTGGTCAGCGAGTTGGTGCCGACAACGCGGCGACGCTGGATGTACGGGTCGAGCTTCGAGGTACGGGCGAGGGTGCCCTCCACGATGCCGGTGAACTCCGTGATGTTCAGTGCGTCGAGCGCACCCGACTGGTTCTGCTGATTCGGGCGCACCGGGGTAATGGTAAACAGAGGCATGTATTACTCCTTGGTATGGATCACTTGAGGTTTGCGTACTTCTTACGCAGAGCCGCATATTCAGGTGACCCGTCGAGACGATGAGAGCCGATCTTTGCGACCAGTGCATTCATTTCTTCGAGGTATCCCTGTCGGGTCAGCGGTGCACCACCAGCAGGTGCGGTGGCTTGATGTCGCGTCGGCGATGCCGGTTCAGCGACGGTGCCGGACGAGGCAAGGTACAGACGATGCAGATGCTCGGCCATTGCTTTCGCAACGACACCGCCCTGCAACATCGCGGCCTTGACCTGTTCCAGTTCTTCCGGTTCAGCGTTCGCCTTCACGAACTCCTGAATCGAATTCCACGTCTCCTCGCCACCGACAGCTTCATGCGCGATAGCCTTGCGGCTTTCGTATGCACTCTTGTCGTTGGCTTGCAGACGGCCATAGGCGTCCTTCGCCAGAGCGAGGTAGCGGTCGCCACCCTGCGCCTTGTCGCCGAGAGCGGCGAGCTTGGCTTCGAGGTAAGCGAAGTTGCCCTTGCCAGCTTCCTGCATTTCGGGGGACGCGAAGTCCAGTCCGAGCTTGCCGAAGAATTCGAGAGCGAGGTCGAGGCCCACGTCGCCAGTCGGCTCGTAGGTGACCACACCCGTCTTGTCGTCCTTCGTGGATGCCGGTTCCGCAACCGGAGCAGCGGGTGCTGCGGGCTGTGCCGGAGCAGCTGGTGCGGCGGGAGCCGCAGGTGCAGGCGCTACGGGCTGACCAGTTGCCGGGTCGATAGCCGGAGCAGCGGGGGCCGCAGGTGCAGCCGGCTGGGCCGGAGCAGCGGGTGCGCCGGTCGGGTTCAGGATGTCAGTCATTCTTTACTCCTGTCGTGCTACTTGTTCTGCGCGAGCAGACTCAGCCGTTTGTGCAGCGCGACTCGCAATGAGAGCTTGCGAGGCGTCGATGCCGTCCGGGTTTGCAATGGGCATGCGGTTAGCAAGTTCCATCGCCATCTGTTCACGAATCTGAGCAGCCTGTTGCTGTTGGAATTCAGCTTCGGTTAGTAGGTACTGCGCCACGTTCAGCCCACGGGCTGACGCGAATGCAGATTGGATTGCGCCAATGCGCATCCGGTTGCGGAGATCAGGCGGCAACGAACTCAACATGGTCACGTCCTGCAAGAACAAGACCAAGTTGTCGCGGTCGCCAGAACGCGAGAGTGCAGCGAGACCAGTAACGATGGTCGGCTCAATGTCCGTACCAGCAATCTTCTTGCCGGACATATCCATGAGCCAGTACGCCATTGGCATCTGCACATCGACAGCGATGCGCGAGTACGCACCACCGAGCGAGTTCTCCAACTCCTCAGCGTTGCGGCGAATCTCCTCTGCCGTCACGCGCTCCGCATTGCGGGTCGTGGCGGACGCGAGCAAGAAGCCCATGCCGATGCGTTGGATGTATTCCTGCGCGATGTTGACGTTGACTTGCAGATCAGCGGACTTGCCGGACTGCACGAGGCTGATGTCGCCTTGCACACCGGGAAGTGCTGCGCCGTTCTCGGACTTCTCCAAGTCCTCGGGCTGCGTCATGCCAGCCGGGTTGACCAGCCAGCGGAACTCAGACGCGAGGATCGCGGCCTGCACGGTCGCCTTCGACATGATGGACAGCGCGGCGAAGTCGCCAGCGTAGTCCTCCACGAGTCCGGTGCCGTAGTCGTCGCCACTTGCCAAGTCCCACGTGATCGCGCGGTACGGCATCTTGTTGGCAGGCCACTTACCATCGAACTTGTCAGAGAGCTTGTCTGCTCCCACCCAAGTCGTCAGTTCGTAGTCGCCATCTTCGCGCCGCTTGATCCACTTGTAGAGATCAACCTTGCCATCGGGACTGCACGTCAGTTTCTCGCCGAGTTCTGCAACCACCTTCGGATCGAGACCTTGCTTGTCAACGCACTCTTTGGTCACGATCTCCAAGACCATGCCATCGGTGTCGCGCTTCACGACGTAGTTCTTCAAGCCCAGCACTCGCATGCTGTCCTTGCCCATCACCAGCAGGGCGTTGCCTGTGATGATGATGTGCTTCATCGCGTCATACATCTTCGGACGAATCGAGCGCCGATCCAGTTCCTTGATCGCCGACTGTTCCGCAGTGGACAGCTGGTTGTTCAAGTCATCGCGCGACATGCCCAACTCATTCATTTGCGCAAGCAGCTTGTCGGATGGGTCAAGGCGGAAGAACGGGCGACTCGGTGCGAACAGCGCCAGCATGAGCTTGTTGCTCAGGTGGTTCACTGCTTGCGCGCCTACCGACTGGTAGTCGTGCTGCAACTCGTCGTTGTTTTGGTTGTAGCCTTCGGGAAGGCAAATCTTCGGGATGGTGAACGCGCTGTACTTTTCGCATCGAGTGATGAAAGTCTGTCGATCCGAGTCCAGTTCGCTCCACCGCCCGGATGCGGTATCAGCGTGCATGCCTACTCCTTAGACGGCTAGGCCGGAGCGTCGGTCTGCCTGATAGGTCTGCCGCGTGGTGCGGCGTCGGGTCAGCAGATCGTCGTCACCGCCTTCGTCGGCAGGTGCAGCGAGATCGACCGTCGCGGATTCCATCGGGGTGGACAGCAAGTCGTTCGCGTACTGCTGCTGCGCGCGCTGTTCCTGAGCCAGCGTCATCTGCTGTGCAGCAGACTCGGCTTGGTAGTTGGATGCAACCGCAGCGCGGCGAGCGGCTTCACGAGTGGCAGCTGCCTGTTCCTTCGCGGCTCGCTTGGCGGAACCTCCGCCGAAAATCGAACCCATGATTACCTCCGTTTGATTAGTGAGGGGATGTCCATCAGTTCATACCCACGAGCTTTGTACATCCGAATGAGTGCCCGTGGATACTTGGCTAGTGCGCCACCAACGATGATGTCGTTGGCGTCATGTTCAACAGCCAAGTCGTCCAGCAGATCACACACCGAGGCAAAGCTGGAACCCTCGCCAATGCGAAGTACCATCTTCTCCTCAAGGAATACTCGATCAGAGTACCACGGTGAACCTACGCCGTACACTACTAGGAAGGCTTCATCTAGGATCAGTGCATCGACTCCACCCAGTACAATCATTTCCGTAGCGTACCCGGTGTACGAGAGCTTGGTGATGTCGGAGTCTTTAACTCGCTGTCTTGCCTTCTCTATCTGGCAATAGATGCGGGAACGATCCCTTGCATCTACCTTACGAACGCGACACGGTGTAACCTTCTTGCAGTACGTTGAGGACATGGGCGATTCCCAGTTGGTAGCCAGCCATGTGTTCGGTGGTCTGCGAGGTCACGATACACGTGCCTCCTACCTTGCGGCGCAGGTCAGCGAGGATCGACGGCTCAAGCCGGACGATGTATCGCTGGGCCAGCAGCGGACGCAGCAGGCGATTGATGAGGTTGCGGAGCATGGTTTCTCCTGTGTATGTAGGGTGCCGAAACCCACTTGAGTTACCCGAGGGATTCAGAGGTGGGTCTCGTCTATGTAGGGTGCCGAAACTCCGTCAGGCGAAAAAGTACGGAGATTCAAGCACTTGCGCGATGTCGAGGTCGCCTTGCTCGGGCGGCTCGGGCAGGCCGGGGTAGCGCGCCCGGAACTCAGCGAGCATGTCGTGCCGCTGGTACATGCCGACGAACTGCTCGCGGATGATGCGGAACAGCCGTGGCGCGTCCGCTGCGTGCGTCCCGTAGTCGTCGTGGATCATGGCAAGGGACGTGATGCCCTCGGCCACAGCGGCGTTCACAGTGAGCGTGAGGTGTGATGCGTCGAGGCTGTGCACGAAGTTCGGGGCGATCCCGTTCTTGTGCCGGTTGATGTCCGGGGTGTCGGTGTCGTGGTGAATCTTGAGTCGCGCACCGCCACATAGCTTGGTGTGGATTTGATGCACGTCGGATTCCCAATACGCTTGGATCGCAGGGAAGCCGGATGGCGTGACCCACTTGATCTCGGTGTTCCCTTCGCGCACCAACTGCCTAGCGCCTTGCTGCAACCACGTCATAGCCTCACGTGCCTTGACCACAACCTCACCGATTGCAGCCCACACGAAATGCGACAGGTAGTTCGCAGCCTTCTCGTACTCGCCCTTCTCGAACTCAGGCACCTTGCCACCGCGCAAGTAGTCAGCGACGATGAACTCCGCGCATGAATACCGGGTAGACCCATACGGGAGAGTCATCACGCTGCGCTTCACCAGCGTTCGATTCATCCCGTGCGCAAGCCAGCGGCGACGAAAGCCACGCTCGTCCTCCTCCCCAGCGAGTAGCAAACGCAACGTAACATCCGCTACCATCTGGTAGATGTCGTTCGGTAACTCGGAAGGCAGCAAGTTCGTCGCCTTGCCTCCGAGCGAATCGCGTAGCATTGCAGAGAAATTCTGCAAGCCATTGCAACTCCCGTCCATTCCAACAGCCACCCGCGAGGCGAATGTTGAAGGACTGCGGAACCACTCCGCGTACTCCATGCACCATGCAAGGAAACAGAGCGGACTGTCCGCTTCCTGCCATTCGGGATGCGAGATCGGATCGTCCGCAAAGGCGAGGAGTAAGTCGGATCGTTCGTCCACCCACTTCACTCGATCCTGAAAGGTCACCTTGTCGTAACCCCAGCGGTTCGCTCCTGTGATCTTGAACCATTGTACTGCCTCCTCAGAATCCAGCGGCTTGCCGTTTGCGAATTCGAGCAGCGCCTTCTGCAAGTCGCTTCCCTGCGGACTGATGCCCGTGGTCTGCACGTACTTGCGGCCACGGAAGTCCTCGAAGTAAACGAACCACAGCTTCTCGTACTCCTCGAACTTGTTGGCGATGCGCATAGCGTTGTAGAACCTGCCCCACTTCGTACCTCGAACCTTGCGCTCGGTGTGCCACTCGGCTACGCTGCGCTTCCATCGTACGAATTCTTCAAGCTGCGTCTCGTCCATGTCGTCCTTGGTCATGTCACCGACCAGCCACTCGGGCTTGTGCGGTTTCGGAACCTCGGCCTGACTGATGATCTCGTCCATGTCGAAGTGCTTGCTGATCTGGCGCACGGCATTGAGCAGCTTGCGATTGACTCGCCACTCGACTCGCTGCAATGCGTTGATCGTTGCAAGCTCCTGACTCATGTCCGCCTCACGGAAGTTGTCCCGCTGCGACGGATGGGTCTTGACCATCCACGGCATCATGCGCCGCATTTCCTTGGTGTGGAATCCACCCTCGGTCACACCTGTCCAATCCTTCGGCGGTTCAACGCACGGCAGGAAGTACGGTGTGGACTCTACTGCGAATCCCTTGATCTGCTCGATCAACGCAGCGCACTCCTCAGAGAGCGTAACGATGATCTTGGTTCGGATGTTGTTCTTGTGTACATGCGGGATCGTGATCTGCTTGGTATGCACCATGCCCAGCTTAGACAGCTGCTCCATCAGATACGCGCCAACTTGATCGCGGTCGCCACTGCTCCACTCGTTGAAGTGGACACCAGCCTTGCGTGCCTGCATCTTGAACACGGTCATACGGTGACGTTCGTTGTGCGACATACGCCGCTCGAAGTCATTGACCAAGTGATAGAACAAGTCCGGCTCGATCTCCGCGAAGTGTTCCAACACGTACTCGTGATACACGCTACGCCCAACCTCAGCAACCACGCTGCGCCCTGCGCCCTCGGCGAGATTGTCGCCCTTGCCTGCAAGGAGTGCGATGAGTGCGGAGCGCACTGCAATGTACGCTGTCGCCTCCGGGTCGATGGGAGATAGCAGACGCACATGCGCCTGCCGCCTCCCCACCCGCTTCGCAGCCAAGTCCTCGCGGATGATCTCCGCGAGCGGAAGGACGAACCGGCGATAGACAGCTTGGGCATACGGGTTGTTGTGGGCGCGGCCCTTCTCCTCGTTGCCCCGCATAGCTGCGGCCATGCGAGCCTTACCAAATTGGTAGGCTTCCAGTTCGAGTTCCACTTGTGTCTGCATCGTTACCTCAGATTGAGTTGATCTTTCCGCCACACGTGGCGCTGTACTTGCATGCGATCTTGCACGACTGCGCTGCGGACACACCGCAGGCCAGCGCACCGAGAGCGTATGCTTCACCGGAACCCCATGCTTCGGGTGCCTTCACCTTCCGCACTTCCTTCGCGTCATCGTAGGCGTACACCACGCCATTGTCGTACACGATGATGTCGCTCGCATCCACCAACGACTGCGGCAATTCGGGATAGCCGTGGCCGTCGAGCAGCTTCCGTGCCTGCACGAGATTCGACAGCAGCCCAGCGACAACGATGACGCGCCCGTCCTTCAACGCGCGCGCCTTCTTCACTGTATGCTTGCGGTCATCCGACGTGGCGCGGGAGTCCCACGCCAAGTTCGTTCCGTCCCATGCGATCACAGTCATGCGTCAGGCTCCAACTTGTCCAGCCGGATACCCTTCAAGCGAGGCTCGCGCAGTAGACCATCGGCGCTGTAGTCCATAGCCTCGATCTCCACGATCTTGCCGAGCCAGTTGTTCTCGAACTGCGCCACGTTGCGCTCGTCGTCGCGCAGACCAGTGCCAGCACCCATGCGCTGACCACGGAACTCCACGATGAGCGAGCCGATCTTGCCTGCATGCTTGCCCTTACCCGGCTCGAAGCCGACCACACGCAGATCGAACGACAGCTTGCGCTTGATCTTGATGATCTCACCGCCTGCGCCTCGGTCGTTCTTGCGCCACGGCCCGTTGGGATCGCGCAGGATCAGGCCATCATAGCCACCCGCTTCGACCAGCTTGTTGCACACGTCCTGTGCCGTCGTGTTCGTCCACGTCTCTGCGATGTGGCCGAAGCTACCAGCCAACCACACGGGTGCCTGTGCTTGCGGCACGAGACCCAGCTGCGGCGGAATGCGGGCAACACGATTGCCGTACTCCACTTCACTCGCGCCCGCTTCCCATTCCTCCGGGGTCAGGTAGTCGAAGATGGCGAACTGCAAGCGGCACGTGTCCTCGTCAGGCGTCTGCCTGCGGAACAGGCCGCTGATCTCGTTGAACTCCAAGTCAGGTGCCCAGCACTCGCCGAGGTACGTGCCTGCCTTGATGCCGGGGAACGTAGCGAGAGCAATCTCGATGTGCGAAACGCTCTTGACTTCCTCGCCAGTGCGGCTGTATGCGTACGTCCAGAAGTCGCCGCTGTTGTCCTCGTGCACTTCGATCACGAGATTGCAGCCGTCGTACTTGGGTTGCGCGATGTAGTGAGCTTCGAGGTAACCCGGCTCGCTGAGTTCGGCACGACGCTTGGCCTTCACCTTCGACAGTTCGACCGCCTTGTGCACGATGTACTCAGCCATTCGCACTCTCCTCAATGATCTTCTGCGAGATCACGAAGCGTGCTTCGATGGCACACTTGTCCCATGCTTCCTTGATGCGTGAGTACAGGTCAGAGCGGAACTCGTCGGTGCGATCACGGAACGCCCAGTCCACTGCGTTCTGCAATGCCTCGTCCTCCGTCTCGCTGCCGTACACGATGCGATCACTGTACTCCTCGAACAAACTCACGGTCTTTGCGTAACTCATTGTCAGTCTCCCTTGGCGAACCAACGCCGAATGATGTATTGCCGCACGAAGCTGATGAGCGTGAACGCAATGCCAATGGCATGCGCGCTCAGGAACGGATGTTCCGGGTGCCACAGCAACGGCAGCAGCAGGATGTTGCAGCTGTAGTTGATCGTGTAGCCGATCATGATGTTGACGCCAGCTTCCTTCACCGACCTACGCTTACTCTGCGCCACGTGCAGCCTCCTGTCGCAGCTTGAGTTCCAGCACGAACATGCGGTTGATGAGTTCGTGTGCTTCGTGGATCAGCCCGGACTCCGGGTCGTGCGTTTCGCCACTCAGGCGAGCCAGCATGTGACGTGCAGCGGCGTCACTGTAACGGTCGATGCCGTTCTCCACGTGCTGCCACGAGTGCGCGCTGTATTTCCTCGCGCCCATCGTCAGCACGTCAGCCAGTGCGAGGAAGGTGAGAGGGAATCCCTCGAACACCAGTCGCGCTTGCGGCTTGCCTGCATCGTACTTGAGACCCAAGCCTCGCTCGTTCTGTGTTTCCAATCGTGCCTCCTCGTCGGCATACATCTGTGCGTCAGTGAATCGGATGTTCGCCGCATTGGCTAGTCCGGTACTGCCGTCGTTGTAGTTGATGCGGTAGAGATTGCCTTGTTGTGCAGCAATCCTCCCGCGATTGTTCTTGCCTTTGCGGCTGTGATGCTGACCGACGTACTGCACTCGGTCGCCCGCAATGAATACGTCGGCCATCATCGTCTCCTTAGTTCATCAGGATGTGAGCGCGGTCAGCCTTGCTCACGATCAGAGTACGGCCACGCGACCAGCCACCGCAGTCGATGCACTTGTAGCGAGCGTACACACCGACCTGAGTACGGCGAGTACCTTGACGCTGCACATGCACAGAGCCGCAGTTCGGGCAACGATGCTCGTCCTCCTCGCGTGGATAGAACACACCGAAGTTCGGCGCACCCTGATACCACCCGCGCAGTTCCTTGTACATCGCCTCGTTGGCAAGCACGTCGTCCCTGTTGTACGAATGGTTCGCAGCGAACGCACGCGGGTTACCTTTCAGGTACTCGTCCCACATCGTGAAGCCGGGGAACTCCGTGTGCTTGTCCTTCTCCGTCGCACCGAAGTGCTTGCTCACGAACGCGAGGCGCTGGCTGTCGAAGCCGAATGCCTTGCGGTTCAGTTGCAGCGTGTCGATGACCGGGATCACCGGCAACGGATCGAGGCCGTGCATTGCCATGAACGCACGCAGCTTGCGCATGTCGAACTGCTGGCCGTTGTGAGCGACCACGTAGTCCGTGTGGTTCAGGATGTGATGCGCAGCCACGACACTGTAGAAGTCGTTGCGCGGCTGCTCGATGGGATTGTCGATGAAGTAGTACGCATCGTCATCCAACCACTTGCCGCAGAACGACATCATCCGTGTCGGTTCCTTGATCTGCTCCACACCGACGTTCTGCTTGAAGCAGGCCCACACGTAGGCTTCGATGGGAAGCGTCTCGATGTCAGCCACGAGTACACGTGGCCCCTCCTTCGGTGCCCGCTTGATGAACGCGGGCAGCTGTTTCACTCGACGCATGATGTCTCCTTCTTCTTTGCACGTGAAGCTCGTGCACGCTTGTTGCGCAGATCGCGCTTCTCGTCCTCGGACTTATGCGTAGGGTGCAGGAGTCCTGTGATGTTGACCATGTGCTTGCGCAGGTACGCAGCGACGCCGTTGGTGAACACCCCGATGTCGCGCACGCCGTAGCGTGCAGCGTTGTTCTCTAGCTTGCCGAGTAGCGAATTGCATCCAGCATGCAGCACACCACGCACAGCACCAGTGCGATGATCGTGATCCAACACGGGCCTCGCGGTGACTGGGGTTCCGCACACTCCGCAAAGGTTGCGTTGATCGGCAAGCATCGTGGTGCGGACAGTTGCGACTTCCGCATGTTTCAGTCTCCGCATAGTATGGCCTCCGCCTCAGCGCGCGCTGTAGCCACACGATCACACAGCCGCTCGCATGCACCTTCGATGCTCTTGGCGAATGGAATGATGGTCATGAAGTCCAGCATGCCTGCGAACCTGTCCGTGCGCAGCCACAACAGCGTGGCCTGCTCAACGAATCGGTCGGCCCAGTCCTCGTCGTAGTACCCACGATACAGCCCGGACACAATGGCGTATGCCTCGGCATTGTTCTCGGTGCCAGCCAGCAGCTTGTACGCCGTGGCTTTGCCGACCTGTGCTTCCTTGCCAGCTGGTGTGATGTACTTGGGCAGGCCGGGTATGAAGTCAGCCGTGTCACCCATGAGCATCTGTAGCCAGAACCACTTGTGCCCGTACGTTTCATCGTCGGGGCCAGTGAGATCGTACGTGCCGAACGGCACCTCGACCAGCTGCTTTGTTTTCCAGATGACGTGGCGACCGGGCAGCATACGCATGTCCTTGTCTGCTGTGCAGATGACGGACAGCTTGCCCGCTTGCGCAGCGTGATGCGTGACGTAGGCAATGCCGTCGTCAGCTTCGCGTGTCATCCAGTTCTTGACTCGGAACTTGTCGCCGTCGTACGTTTCCATGTACTCACGCAACACCTCCCAGTTCTTTGGCTTGCGCCCTGAGTTGCGTTGTCCTTGGTACGGCTTGACGGTTGCGGCGAGATACCTCTCGCCCTTCGTGCTTGCTCGGTCAGTCAGGTGCACAACGATAGCCGTTGCACCCGAAGCGAACTTGATGCTGTCCAGCTTCGAGATCAGGTTGCGTCGTGCCTGACCGGGATCGGTGTCGTCACTGCCCGCACAGTTGTACGCACAGAAGTCACCGTCCACGTGTGCGACCAGCCCCTCGGTGGGGCTGGGCACATTGACGAGGGGCATGGGGTTCGCAGCCGCAGCCTTCGCTGCATAGGCTGCGATGTCCATCAGGCCACACCCTCCATCGGATCGTCAGCTTCCGGCGCAGCCTTCGGTGCGTCCTCGACTTCACCGACCGCAGCATCCAGCGCAGCCGCATCTTCCTTCGTCACCGTCTTGGTGGCATAGTCATAGATCGGGCACGCCTTCCAGTTCAGCGCCTTCATGATCTTCTCTTGCAGCACGTTCTTGCTGCGAGCAGGCGAGGTCACCTCACCCTTGTCGTTCTTGCGCTCATCGTACTGGCCTTCGATGAAGATGCTGTCCCACATTTCCGGCGTGGCGAAGTCCCACAGGAACAGCTTGAGTTCCGTGATGGGCGCATCCACACTGATGCGGTACTCGTCACCCGTCTCCGGGTTGGTGGCGAACGGCTTGCGGATATCGCGCAGGTTCACGAACGTGAAGTCCTTGCCGTCGATCTTCTTCTTGTTGTGCTCGATGCGGCCAACGTAATCGTTGCCCAGCAACTCGGCGATGTGGGTGGCCTTGCCTTCCCAGTTCATCGCAGCGAACAGCTTGAAGAAGTTGGACTTCTCGTTGAGCGAGAGCTTGACGCGCTCGGTCACACGGATCGGATACTTCACACCGTCCACTTCACGCGGCTGATGCTTCGGGCCACTGCACTCGAACACCAGTTCGGCAGTGTCGTTGACCTTCTTCTTGCCCTGCCATTCCGATTCCTTCTTGCCGGTCTCGAAGTAGCCGACGAAACGCAGACGCACGAAACCTTCGGCTGCGATCTCGAAGTCGCCGCCACCGGCCTGAGCCTGCGTCATGTCCGGGCCTTTGTTCTTCGCAGCGTCGATAGCTGCACGGATGTTGAACGCCATGTATTACTCTCCTGTCTCGAATGATGGGACGAATCCCTGCATGTAGTTGTCTCGCACCCATGTGCGGTACGCCTTCACTTGCAGCTTGAAGCCCTCGGGCAGATCGTGTTCTTCGATCATGCTTGCGCCACTCTTGGTCTCGGTCGGAACCGGCACGTCGATGTTCCACTTGAACACGTAGGACATATACGCACTGGCTTCTTCCATGCAAGCGTGGAGCAGGGCCGCGCTCTGCACTTCGACTTCGGGAGACGTGTCAATGTACAGTGCATCGTGCACCTGATTGACCAACACGGCCCTGCCGCCAAAGTTCTTGTGGGAGTAGAACGCGCGCACGGCCAGCGCCATCGCTGCCTTCGCCCATTCTCCACCCGTACCTTGCACCACGTAGTTCTTGATCTCCGTTGGAGAGAACGACTGCGTGATCTTCTTCTGTCGCACGAGCCAGCCCGGTGAAGGCTGCTCGCTGTAGCTGTACATCTTGCCGTCCGGCGTGGTGAAGTGCGAGCGCCCAAGCTGGCACGTGATGCCCGGAACTTCCGGGTGCTGCACGAACCTGCTGGTCGGCACGCGATTCGCACCGATGGTTTCGGTCACCATGTCGTAGTACGCATCGACCTGCGGGTAACGCTTGGACTCCGCTTCGATCAGCGCCTCGACTTCCTCCTGCGGCATGCCGGTGGTCACTGCGATCTTCGCAGCGCCAGCACCGTACGCGCGCTGGAAGCTGAACACCTTGGCGTTGGTGCGCCGCTTCTTCCACAGCTTATGCTCGGGATGGTTCTCATCCTTCGATGCCTTCAACACGAACTCGTAGTCCACGTTGAATGTGGTCGCGCATCGTGCGCAGTGCATGTCGAGGCCATCGCGCAAGTCTTGGAGCAGCTGTCGATCACGAGTCAGGTTACCCTGCACGTAGATTTCCAGCGCAGTGAAGTCCGACTGCACGATCTTGCCCATGCTGTAGCGTGAGGAGAACACGCTCTTGACCACCGACTTCCCTTCCTTCGGGATGTTCTGCAAGTTCGGGTTGCTCGATGAGAAGCGGCCCGTGACTGTGCTGGTGTGGTTGAGCGAGTGATGGATGATGCTGTCGTCACCGACCAGCGTGAGCATGCCCTTGCTCTCTCCTGTCTCGGCATCCGTCGTGATGTAGTACGTGCCCAAGTCCTTGACGAGCGATGACATTTCAGCCAGCGTCTTGAGGAACGGGATGTCACGATTACCCAACGCCTCGATCACATCACCAGCCGTGGAGTACACGCCCTCGGTCGAGGTCTCCCATTCCGGTGACGGTTCGGTGTAACCGGGGAAGTCGAAGTAGAAGTCAGCGTTGCGCTGCTTCGGCCCGCGCTCGATGTCAGGCACGGTCACTTGCTTGGTCTTGTACTCGCCCTTGTTCTTGCCACCAGTGAACGTCGCGTAGTTGAGCGCATCAGTTCCCGAAGGCGGAGTAGCAGTGGTCGATCCATCCGTAAGGACATAGTGCTTCTCCTTGAGTTGGTAGTACACAGGCTGGCCGTTGTCGTCGGTGACAACTTCCTTCGCCACGTACTTCACCTTGCCACCGAACACCAACGCAGACAGGTGGAACCTGCTGCCCCAGTTGAACTCGAACGGTAAGTCAGCAGGCAGTGCCTTCTCCAATTCGGTACGCAGTTCAACCAGCTGCGTCTGCAACTGCTCGGCAAGTTCAAGCCCGAGCTTCTTGTTCACGAACATTCCGTTGCGTTCCATTTCCGTGGTGCACAGCAGACTGTCCATGTTGAGCAGCACCGACTGCAAACCACCACGCGCACGGAACGCATCGACTTGACCAAGGAACACAGCCTCGGTGTTGCCGATGTCGCCGAGGTCTTTGTCCTCGCCCTTCGCACCGATCAGGTATTCCATCAGCAGGTCGGGGTCGATCTCGGTGGTGTCGATGCCTGCTTCCCACAGCGCCTTGACCGCATCGTTCTTGAGGTGCCCACCGTAGCGTGGTGCAACCTCATCGAGCGAGAGCATGTGATGCTCACGGGCCATGCCGTGCAGCAGGTACTCGGCAAGCTGGCAGTCCCACACGCGCCCGCCGTTGGCAACGTACTCGACCCATGCCGTGTAGTTGTCATCGTCGCGCAGCGCATGCAGCAGATCGAACTTGATGTTGAAGCCGATCAGCATCTTCGTGCCGACCAGCAGCTTGCGGAACCAGTCATCGGTTGGACGCTTGCGTCCGAAGTAATCTCCGATGGCGACAGCCATGCCCTTGCGTTTCCAACCCGATGCGACCACGTGATTCTCGGGATGGAAGGGAGAAGCCTTCCGCTTGTTGTAGGATTTGATCGTGGTCTCTACGTCCCACACGACATACGTCATGGCGTCGTGCCTCCTTCGAGTGTGATCCAGATGGTGACGAACGGAATGATGTTGATGCACGCGCGCCGATTGAACGGCGACCAATGCACACCAACCCATGCGCTGCCCCATCGTAACAGGATACCAGCTTTCATTCGGTGTACTCCTTGAAGCGCAGCCAAGCTGCTTCGATTGTGGGCCAACTGCTTATGAGCCTGCCGTCCAGATACACAGACCAGTAGGCACCTTGTCTCTTGAGGTGTGGCTTACTCGGGGTTCTCATACCTCGCACGCTCCATGTCGAACAGCACCTCGGTGCGTGGGTCTTTGCGTCCACCACTCCGATGCAGTTTGTTCTTGGTCATGCCGACGTAGCGGAACCCATCCATCGCAGGATCATTGAGTGCACCCAGCGTGATGATGAAGTCGGCGGCACCTTGCTTACCCGTCTTGCTGTCCTTCAACATCGGCAGCGTGGGGTACGTGAGGCCGTCGCCATCCGCACTGATCTGCGACGTGGCAAGGAATGGGGCGTCGTACTTGACGGCGAGGTTACGCGCCCACTGGTACATGGCCTCAAGCATCTGATCCGTGCGCTGCCCGTTGTTCGCAGCAAGCCCACTGAACTGGATGTTGTCGATCATGTCCAGCACCACCAGTGATGGTGGATGATTGCGGATGATGTTCTCGATCTCGTGGCTGCGCGCATCATGCACGTCCACGATACGCAGCAACAGGTTCGGGTCGATGCCGCCTGTCACTTCCAACAGTTCCTTGGTCAGTGTACCAGCGCGCAGCTTGTCCACCATTTCAGGGATGGAGCAACCGAGTAACGACTGATAGTACCGCTGCTTGATACGCTTACCCGGCCCCTCGTTGTTGAACCACAGGATCGGCTTGACACTACCATCCTCGGCACGCTTGATCTGCGGCACCATGAATGACAACTCGCTCGTCAGGAACGTGGTCTTGCCCTTGTCAGGGCGGGCGGCAACGATGCCGAAGTCACCACCACGCAGCGGACGCATGCTACCATTGAGGCAGTTCAGTCGCCAGTGGAAACCGCTGTCGTCCTCGTCCTCCTTGAGCATGTCCTCGATTGCATCCTCCACGAATGGAGTGCGCACCTTGCGATCCATGTTCTTCTCGAAGTCCTCGACCACCTCTTGCAATCGAGTGAGCAGATCGAACTCTGCTCCACTGTTCCACTGCTCGACCACGCCGATGATCTTGAAGCTGGCCTCGGCAGACACCAGCCGCTCCATCAATCCTTCCTCTACGTCAGGCGTGATGTCCTCGGCTGCACGTTTCATGATCGCATCGAACATACCAGTGCGCTCGGGTGCGAACTGCGTGTGCTTGAACTGCTCGAACCACAGCATGAACGTGGAGTAGTCAATGACCTTGACCTCGGGGAACTCCTTGAAGTATGCCTTGAAGTCGTTGAGGAGTACGGTCGTTGTCTCCTCAAGACCAGCGTCCGGCAGTCCACCGATGAGCCGGTCGAACTTGGTGCGATGTTTCATCAGACGCAGTAGCGTCAGGTCGAGAGACATAGTTGCTCCTTAATGAATGCACGATTGTATTTCTTCGGGTCTTTCTCTGTCACGATGTTGCGCACTGCAATGCCATGCGCGCGCAACGTCTTTAGAATTTTTGCTGCGGCATCTTGCCCCGGCTTGTCGCCGTCGAGCCACACGATCACATCACATCCACGGTACAGAATCTCTGCGAGTGGTGCAGGATTCAATGCCGTGCCGAGCAGCGACCATGCCTCCGTGATCTGGCCTACCTTGTACGCCGAGAGCATGTCCTCGCACAGTACAACAGTGTCGCCTACGCCGTACTTCGCAACCAGTCCACCCCGTCGCATGCGCGGCGAGAGTATCTTGGGCTTGCGGTTCGTAGCGCGCGCCTGCCAGAAAACTGCATGGCCGTCCTCCATGACCGGCAATACTACCCGCCCGATCTCCGGGCACCAGTATGCACCGAGTCGTGCGATCATGGAAGGAGAGAACCCTGACGAGTACAACCACAGAGCCGCGTCTCTCGGCCACAGTTTAAGGTCATAGACCCGTGGCTCAGGCAAGCTGAGGCTTGCCACCACCTCGCGTTCAGCGTGGTGTTCGGCTGCGATGCGATTGAGTTTGTCCTGCAAGTTCTCCTGCTCTTGCTTGTATCCCCTGCCACCACACCGGAAGCAGTGAGCCGTGACCTTACCAACATCACGGCTCACTATCATGGTGCGGTTGTGGTTGCAATGCTTCACTCGCACCGACCCACCGACAGCAAGCTGCTCTGCGTGTGGCAGGAACTCGTCGTGTTCGATGCGAACTTCCATTGCTTCACCTCGTTGTGATTACCGCAGGATGTCGTCGCGTCCGAAGTACGCCACGCTGCCAGTGCCTTCACGCACGAACAGACGCAGGCCATCCTCGGTCACGAACTTGCTTGCGATCCAGCCATCGGTCAGACCCTTGAGGTTCTGCTTGGTACGGATCACGGTGTAGGTCTTGCCCGCAGTGGCCGAGCCACCCTCCGTCAGACCTTGATGCAGGTAGTCGTAGGTGCGCATTACTCGCTCGCCTCCTGCGCGTCATCGAACAGTACGTCAGCCGCACGAATCTTGTAGGTCTGCACGTCGAGACCTTCGCCCGACTGCACGGCCAGCAGACGACCCAGCTTCGGGTCATCGCCGATGGCAACGACGGTGCCGTCCAGCACACGGCGCTTCTCGCCACGGCCATACTCGAACTTGATGGCAGTGCCAGCGGCAAGGTTCTCGATGCGGTCGCGGTTCGCCTTCTCGATCAGCAGCTTGTCGAGCTTGGCCTGCGCCTTCGTCACATCCTCACGTGCGTCCTTGATACGCTCGTCCAGCAGGGTGGTGACGGTCGGCTGCTCGTTGGTGTTCTCGCTCATGGTGTATCCTCGTTGGTGATGGTGGTACTACGGTGGTGAAGGAGAAAGGCAGTGCCGCAAGCGCAGCACTGCCAAGATGGATCAGACGTTCGGGTCACGCAGCGGCGGCTGCACGAAGTCATCGACCACCCGGAAGAACTGGGACGAGCCGGTGATGTTCGCGCCACCCGCTTCGGGTGCGACGGTCACGGTGTACGGAACGTCGGTGCCCGACACACCACGAGCCACGGACACGACGGTGCCGTACTTCTCACCGGCCTTGTCGGCAGTGGGATCGTAGTACACGACGCGCTTGCCAGCGGTCAGGGTATCGACGGACAGCGGAGGCAGTACGAGAGCCATGATTTCTCCTTGTTGAGTTGATGTTGCAACATGCTGCGATCAGTCAAGCGGCGATGTCAAACGCGCGCTCGATCCCTGTGCGCAGCGCACGGGATTTCTCGCTGTCACTGAACGACACCGGGTCGGTCAGCACCAGCTGGTTGTTCTTGTCCATCATGCAGTTCGCAGGATGCAGGTCGAAGGTACATGCACCGTCAAAGAATCGACGGATGCGCTGCGCTACGAGGTTGGCCGGGTGGTCATTGGTCTTGGACAAGTAGCGGTCGAGGTATTCCTCGTACTCACACTCCGCACCGTAGTTCATTTCCTGCAACTGATCCAGCACAGCTACCACGTACTGACCGTGACGCTTGAGGTGATGGATGCGTGGCACATGCGGGCCGGGGTTGGCACGTGCCCATGCCATGTACGCAGGCGACGAGTCCCCATCACGGACGCACACTTTGATGGCGTAGCCCGGTGCACTCGGGTGCGAGAACACGTCAGCGAAGTAACCGCAGCCGAGCAGGTTGAAGCCATGCTCTTGCGCAGCATACTCGAACGACGTGGTGCACGTGTCATACGCAGTGCGATCAGGGTTCTCACGGTCGGCGAGGTCAAGCAGGAAGTTCGCCAGCTTGACGGCGTTGTCCTTAGCACTCATCGTCCTGTTCCTCCACGTCCACCTTGGTCAGCAGACGGGCGACGGTGCCCGCCTCACGCTGGTACTCAACGAGTACCGCCTCCTCGCCGCGCTCGATCAATGCACGTGCAATCTTACACACGTGAATGAGAGCAGGCTCTTGCGGTGCGTGCCACCACGACACCTTGCTGATGCCCTCGACGCAGAGGGAGCCGTCGTCCATCACGTATCCACCACGTGCAGACTCGATGGTAACTCCACCGATCTGTTGCGTGAGGGTCTTGATGATCTCGGCAATCTCACCAGTAAGCATGCTGATGAAGTGGCTCGGGATGTAGATCGTCGTCTTGTCTGCGAACCTCATGGTTCTGACTCCTGAGTTAGCGCACATTGCGCAGGGAATACGTGAGTGCCCACCACTATGGATGGGCACCGGCCTAGTCCCTGTTACTTGGCAGCAGCCTTGAGCTTGCGTCGTGCTGCGATCCACGAGTCGATGTCGATGCTCGGGTTGATGCGGTATGCAGCCCACACTTCGGCAACATCCACCTCGGTCAGTGCCTCGCTACGCTCGGCCTCGACTGGTGTCTCGGCCTCGCTCACTGCGCGCAGCGAATCACGCAGCTCCCACCAACCACGCTCGTCATTGCAGTGGCCGTTGCAACTGTGCAACCCTTGCCACTGCACGTCGGCGTCGATCTCGACAGCGACGTAACCATCGGTGTCCTCGAACTTGACCACGCCTCTGGCAGTGGTGGCGCAGTCGAGATTAACTTCGACGCGCAGACCAACGAGCGATGGTGACGCTTCGACAGGTGCAAGTTCAGGCACGGCGAACACCTCGTCAACGATGACAAGATCGGCACGCTTGCCTTGCAACTCGGCGAGAGTCAAGTTGCCCTTGTGTACATTCCAACCACGCTGTCCGAGATCGCCATCACCGCTGTGGCCCCAGTCGCACGGCTCATCCACCTTGATGGTGTAACAGTCGCTGCCACTAGACATGCGCTTGTGCACCACACCGTAACCTTCACGCCCATCTTCACGTAAGTGCACGCGCTTACCAACCCAAGGGTCAGCGGGTTCGGGCGGCGGGATCGGGATGTTATCGATGGGATTGAAGATCGGAGGCGGGAAGATCGGCTTCGACGGGAACTTGAATACAGGCTGACCAAGCAGGGCAAAAAGCGCGCCCCGCTTCGGCTGCTCGTAGTCCATGAGATCATCCTCACGTTCACTCGTTGCGCAGTGACTCACTCTGCCGTCACGTGTCCACGACTCATCGCGCTCGTCATCTTCCAGCGGATAGGTACTGCTGTTGTCATCGAGGTCAATGACTCGGCGCTTGCCGTTGCGATCAAGGTACACCTCGCCGTCCTTGTACACAGGACGCATGATGTCATGCTCGTGTGCAGTACCTCCACCCGTGTTCCCTTCCTCGTCGTAGTACACCACGAAGTCCGGGCCTTGGATGACAGCGAACGGGTAGTTGACACGGCACTGCCAGTGCGGGTTCTCCCGCACGGTCACATGCCTGCCATTGCGCAGCACGTACTCCTTGCCAGCGATCAGCTTGACAGGAACGTAACGCTGCCCACTCACAGCACACCAGCCTGCGCCATCACGTACTCGGCGCTCTGACCGGCACGCAGGTTGCGCTCGACCTTGACACGGTTCAGCCCCAGCGTACGGCACGCACGCTTGAAGCGGTTGCGGCCCACGTTATACGTGCTGCCATGCGGAACCTGCACCGCCTCGCCCTTGGCGTTGGGCATGGTGCGTGTGATCTGCGGGATCATGTGCACGGTCTCGATGCCGAGTGCGTCCTTGATCTTGGTCGGCTTGAACCACTGGCTGATGTGCAACCAGTTGGTGTTCAGCATGCGGACGTGGCGACGGCTTGCCGTGGTGGTGCGCTGGTACATGGTACTCTCCTTGCGGGCTATGCCCTTGGTCAGATGACTCGTTCGGTGTACGCCTGCACGTGAGCAGGCAAGGTCTTGTCGTGGTTCCGCACGTAGCAGTACCACTCGGCACACTCCTGATTGAACAGGAAGCTGCCATGCTTGGCATTCCACTGTCCACCATGCACACCCGCACCATCACGGCTCGGTGTGCGTGCACCAGTCTTGTTGTTCAGCAGCCGCACGGTGTAGCGGCGTGCACTCTTGGGCGTGAGCAGGCGCTTGATCTTCTCGAACATCACACCACCTCCGCACCAGTGAGCAGATGCGTACCACGCACCAGCCACCCGGCTCCACCCATGAACAGGTTGTTGCGGACACGGCGCATGTGTGCACGGGCCTCACGCCTCGTGGCATACAGGTACGACAAGCCCTGTCCGGTCTGATCTTCTTCCCACACGTGCCACATGGTCAGCCTCCGATGAGGTATTCACGCACCCGGTAAGCGGGCGAGGTCTCGCACCGACGCTCGGCCAGTGCACGATTGCGGAACGTATCGACCACCGCATCACCATCGCTGGTGTCGATGACCTGATACAGCGCGCGCTGTCCGTTCTGCCACGGTGCAAGCGCGGATTGGTACGGCTTCGGTGCCGTGCCTCGATACTGCTGGTTCATGCTGGTTGATCCTCAAGCTCCGGTTCATGTGGTTCCACCGGCACCACGTTCTGCGCTTCACGCAGTTGGTCGCACCGCTGGACGAATTGATGCAGCGTCTCCTGCTTCGGATGCTGCAAGGCGATGATGTTGTGGCCGATATTATCGGCGTGACGATGTGCTTTCATTCACTGTCCTCACGTTGATGTAGCGAGTGATCGCCTGCACCAGCCGAGTCGCTGCCATCACCAGTCCCCACGTAGAGAACATGATGCCCAGCTTGCACGCCACCATGAGCAGCGGCAGGATCACAGTCACAGTGAAAGCCAACCCGTCCATAACTCACCTCGTCAGTGCACACGCACGACAATGCCCACCGGCATACACCAGTGGGCATTAGCTTGCTTGCGCTTACGGATTACCGCAGCTTGCGACGCACCGCACGCAACGGCGCGGCCAACGCCTCGATGTTCCTCCACTTGCGCGCATCATGATACGCACGATTGTTCGCACGGTTCGATGCCCGCATCAGTTCACGCTCGGCTTGCGTCATGCGCATGGCTCAGTCCTCCACGGTTTCCAGCTGGCGCAGCTTCGCCAGCAGGTCGGTGTCGTTGACGTTGCTCGCCTTGCCCGCACGGTTCAGCAGGGCAGTCAGCGCTTTGCGCACGTCGAACATTTCATCCGGCGCTTTCTCGGGTGCGAAGTCGTACCACGGATTGCCGATGGCACCAGCCAGATTGGTGGCCTTGTCCTTCGCGTAGATGAACGGCTGTTCCTTCTTGTTGTCGCCCGTGTTGGCCTCGACCTTGCCGAATGCCAGCGCCCATTGCGTCAGCGCACCCTTGCGGGCACCCTTGGGCATGGCGAGGAACAGGCGATTGAACAGGCGCACGTCACCACATTGGTCGATGTGGTTGATGCAGCCCACGGCAGCGGCCTGAATGTCGCCGTCCAGCTTCTTGCCAGTCTTGGCAATGCTGTCGATGGCCTTCTCGATTGCGGCCTTGTCCATGATCTTGCTCTTGGTCATGTTGCTTACTCCGAATAGGATAGCAGCAGCGGAATTGCTGCGGTCAGTGCACCACCATTCACACACGTGCGAAGTGGTGAAGCCGTGTCGCACCCACGGAAGCAATGCCTAGCGTCATGCGCTAATGCAAAGCTCGGGCGCACTGACCGCAACAGTCCCTAGCCTTCCTAGTTCTCGGGCAGGTCACGCCATTGGAGCGATAGCATGCGCTTGTGAATGCGTGCGCACCTTTCTCCGGCGTTATTCCGTAGTCCCTTGACGCTCGCCGAGGATGCCTCGACTTCGCGTGCACATTGCCAGTGTGCACCGCCCTCCCGTCTGCTGGGCGTAACTCTCCCGATCATCCATACAGCGCCATGCAAGCGTGGAATCAAGGCCATACCAGCGCGCTAGGTCGCAACCGTTGCGCTACATGCTGGCGTTCAGCTTGTTCAGCGATGGCGGGCGATGTACCGGCCCGGACTGTTGAACCGTTCGGCCAGCTTGACAGCCGCCCTTGCGGCTCCCGATTCCGTGGAGTACGCGCCTACGATTGAACCCGTATGCTTGTCCACCACGTTCCAGCGATAGATTGCCTTGCCTCGCATGATTGTATCCTCTCACACTTTGCAGCTGTTGTCAAGCGTTGCGTCTGTTACCGTTCAGCTTAGGTTCAGGTTAGGTCTAGCGGCTCGCCTATGGCGTATGCTATGCCAGCGGTTCCGATTGCATCCATGCTAGGCTCTGTTAGCAGTCGGCGCTATCTCTAGCGGCTTCCCTCTGCTGGCCCTCGGTTCCGTTGTCTCTGTTACCTGTTGCGTACTCTACCGCATCCGTTGCGGGTTGTCAATCCCTGTCCTGCTATCCGTTCAGTGTCGGTTCAGGTTGTCCCTGTCCGTAGTCCGTCGGTCTAGCTTGTCCGTCACTCTACCCGATCCGTTCCCGTCTGTCAACCCGTGTCTGTGTGTCCGTTCAGCTGGTGTTAAGCTGGCAACAGATACCC